GAACATTCAGAGAGCGTCGGGATAGCAGTACCTTCGGTGTAGGCTGTTGTTGGAAACACAGCCATGATAGGTTCTTCTTGTCCAAGGCGGGTGGGTACAGTGTCATTATGCATGCGACCGGCATTCCACGGGAGTTCCCAGAAAAGGGGTTGTCCACGTTTGTATTGCCTGACGCTGCCATTAGACGTACTGTCATACTGAGACTGGATCTCGTACGTTCCACCGACATAAAACTCATAAAGAGTGTTATCTGTGTCGTAATTTTCGTAGCAGCCACGCATGGCGCCACGCCAATGTAGGAACGGGTAAGTGAGCATACCAGTGATAGTGTTTTGATTGTACGGTAGAGCACCACCCGCGTAGAACGTGGGCGACAACTGAAATTGCCATGGGCCGGGAGTGACCAAAGAGGGAGGTCCTCCGCGGTACACATAACGATGGGCCATATCGGTAATATGACACACGGGATCAGCGTTGATGAAGCCAACTTCGGGGTTGAGACTAACCGCACGAATGCCTTGGAAAGGTTTCGTGAATGAGTCTGGAAGATTGGCCGGGGTCTTGAGGGGGGACCTTCCCGAGGGGGGGGTTAACGTGGTGAGCGTGGTGGCTTGAGGGTCGATTTGAGGTGCAAGAGGGGGGGAACGATATTGCATAAACGACATATCTGGGCCAGCAGCTACGTACATGTTAACGTAAATATTGGAAGTAACATCAGAACCGATCGTGGAGATCTTGGAGTCAAGAGTAATTCCGAAACAGCCAATGCTATTCGCAGCGGTTGCGAGAGTAACATCGTCGAGTTCGTGCCAATGAGGGATCGACACATAACCCATAGTGCGTTCAATCTCTTTAGGACCGTGTATGGAGATGAGCTCTGACACGATATCTCCGTCGTAATCATCGAGAGGAGCAGTGAAGTTTGGCACTTCAGGGAAATGGGCGATACGTATATCGCAGACTGTGTTGGGCGAGGCAACGACTTCAAGTAAGATTTTGAAGGAGCCACGCCAACGCTTAAAGAACTGCGAGTAGTACGCCATATACGTTGGTTGCCAGACTCCATCTGGCCAGCGGTCAGTTGAG